AACCCCATCCTATACGCACTGACCGGACCGATTGGCGCAATCGTTGCACTGGCCACACACTGGGACCGCATCAAAAACGCCCTCATCACAGGCTGGGGATGGATAAAAAAAACATTCAGCGGCAACAACCCCATATCCTACGCCCTCTCCGCCGCACTAGGCCCAATCGGTATCCTCATCAAAAACTTCCAAATCCTCAAAACCGTCGCTACTAGCGCATGGGAATGGATGAAAAAAGCCTTTTCCACCAAACCGACCGCGCCGGGAGGCAGCGCAGCCGGTTATGGCGTAGGCGCATACATTCCCAACAAAGGATATTCTACAGGTGGTTACACAGGGGCGGGCGGTGTCAACCAAGCGGCCGGTATCGTGCATAAAGGCGAGGTTGTCTTCAATCAACAAGATGTAGCCCGCTTCGGAGGATGGCGTGTTCTGGAAAAAATCCGCAAAGCAGGCTTGGGCGCATTGCAGAGCATTATCCCCGCCGCAGCTGAAGAACCGCGCCCTTCCCTTGTCGGAGCAGTTCCCATATCGGCAGGGTTCAATCACACAAACGCAGGTGGTATGACCGTCAACATTACCATCAACGGCGGTAGCCAAAGCCCTGCCGACATCGCCCGCGAAGTTGCCCGTCAGATTAAGCAGATTGCAGACCAAGCCGCACGTCGTGCCCGTAGCGCATTTTCAGATGACTGACACCAAAAAAGGACACTACCATGCTTGCCACATTAGGATTCTTCCCCTTTCTCATCCGCACCATCCCCTTTCAAACCATCAACCGCCAAAGCGGCTGGAAGCACCCAAATCAATCCACCGTCGGCGGCGGTATTAATCCCACCCAATACCTAGGGCCGGAAACTGACACCCTGACCCTGTCAGCCGAAATGAGGCCGGAAATCACAGGGGGAGACACCTCCCTGGCCATGCTCCACCTCATGGCAGAGCGTGGAAAACCATACAATCTCATCCTCGGCACAGGTCAAATAATGGGCGCATACGTCATCACATCCATCAAAGAAGACAGAAGCCAACTCATGCACGATGGCAAAGCCCGTTCCATCAGCTTCAGCATAGAATTAAAAAAAGTATCCGACAGCCCGCTGGGACTAAAAGGCAAAGCCCTTCAGCTTGGCGTATCCATCGCCCGCAGCATTGCAGGAATCTGACATGACCGCACTTACCCAAATCAAAGACCAAGCCGTCAAAATCTTCAACGCCATTACCGACACCGGCGGCAACCATCTAACCCCAGTCGCCAAGCTGTCCATAAACGGCAAGCCGTTCAATACCGACGCTCTCTCCCGCATCATCTCCATCAGCCTGACCGACAAAAGCGGCTTCGAGGCGGACGAGCTGACCGTCAGCCTGTCCGACCACGACGGCAAGCTCGCCCTGCCCCCGAAGTCTGCCGAGATAACCATCGCCCTGGGCTACATCGAAACAGGCATTGTCGATAAAGGCAGCTACAAAATAACCGAAGTAAGCTGGAGCGGCGCACCCGATACCCTGCACATCACCGCCCAATCCGCCGACACATCCGACCGATTTTCAGAGGCAAAAGAAAAAAGCTGGCACAAAACCAGCCTGAAAGAAATCATCGAATCCATTGTCGCCGCCAACGGCTACACCCCAATCATCGGCAAAGCCTACCAAGACGAAAAAATAGACCACATCGACCAGAGCAACGAATCCGACGCCGCCTTCTTGTCGCGCCTTGCCGAACGCTACGACGCCATCGCAACAGTCAAACACGGCCGCCTCCTGTTTGTTTCATCAGGCGAAGCCACAACCGCCGGCGGGCAGCCGTTGCCTACAATCAGGATTACCCGCAACAGCGGTGACCAATATGCATTCAGATACAGCAATACCGAAAGCTACAACGCCGTCCGCGCCTACTACATCGACAAACAGACAGGTAAAAAGCACGAAGTCGTCATTACCGAAGACAACTACGACCCCGTCAAAAAAACCGTTACCACCACCAAAAAATACAAGACCAAGCGCAAAGACGGCAAAACCCACAAAACCACCACCAAAGAAGTAACCGAAATCAAACAGGTGGATACTGCCGGCAAAAAAATCAAAACCCTGCGCCATACCTACCAAAGCCCCAAAACCGCCGCCACCGGCGCGCGCGCCGCGTACAAAAAACTAAAACGCGGCGCAATGGAATTCGATATTTCCCTAGCCATCGGCCGCCCCGACGTCGCCCCCGAAAGCCCCGTAACCCTACAAGGATTCAAGCCCGAAATCGACGCAGAGAAATGGGTCGGAAAAGAAACCGTCCACACCCTCGACAGCAACGGACTGACGACTGCCGTCAAACTCCAAAGCCTGATCGACGTACCGATTGTCCTCTACGAAGGCGAAGTCAGCCCAAACTTTGCCGCCGCAGTTTCCAAACCCTGACCAAAACAAAAGGTCGTCTGAAAAAATCAGACGACCTTGTTTATCCATAGCCAACATCAAGACGGCACATCCTTAATCTGCTCGTCAATCAGCTTCTTCAGCTCATAGCGTTTATCATCCGCCACAATCAGGCGTGTCAATTCATCATTGGCAAACAGAAGAACCTTCATACTCTTATGCGACGTGCGTAGAGCCTCCAGCCTGACCGTAGAAGCGATTTTATGGCTGGCCGCAATAATACCAAGCTCTGCCAGACCGCTGCTGGATTCGATTTTGGACACAAACGCCAAAAAATCATTCTTATCGACAGGCGCTGAAGGGCGGTTTTTTGCCTCCACAAAAATATACTTGCCGAATTTAGCTAAAAACGCATCATCAATATCATTGCGTAAAATCAAATCCACTTCCGAAGTCGCATCCGTTACCCGTTTCCGAATAAACTGAAAACCGATCTGTCCGAAAAGATTGACAAGGAAGTCCTCAAACAACACACCCTTGCGGAACGGGTCCTTTTCATTTTTGGCAGAACTGTACGCATTCAGCAACATCTTACTGTTTTCCGAAAACTCACCGTCCCGTTTTTCAAAATAACCGGCAACCGTCCGTTCCAATTCCGGCACCCATTCCGCCATCGATTTTTTCTCAGACACCGCCAACACGCAGCCCGAAGTCATCAGGTCCTGCATCGCCGTTAAAAACTCCGGCAGCCATGCCGACACGATAATAACCTTCGCCAGAGGATTGTTTTCCAAGATACGGCGGCATATTTCCAAGCCGTTGAACGGATAATCATCCATCCGCAAATCCACAATCGCCAGCGAGCAGAAGCGGTCGGAAACCGCCTGCATAATCTCATGTTCGCCACTCAAAGGCTCGAACACATATCCATTCCCGCCCATACGCTCATTAAGCTGTTTTGCCAGCCCGTCGGCCTGAATCTTTTCATCATCGATAACAAAAATATGCTTATACATCGTCCAATCCTATAAAAGGCAGGGTAATCAGGAAACGCTTCGAATATTCCGCCCTGTCTGACGGCACACATTCAACCGTTCCCTTCAACAATTCACAAATATAACGTGCATGGTAAAGTCCGATGCCGCTACCTTCCGTAGTAGAGTATCCATAATCGAAGATTTTGTCGAGACAGATTTGCTCAACAGCTGCGCCCGTATCGTAAACCGAAAAGAAAAGCTCATGGTTTTCCTGGTCGATGTCGACCGTAAACAACACCTCGCGCCGCTCGAAATCCCGCAAATGGCGGCAGGCATTAATAATCAGATTACTGAATACCTGAAGCAACGAATGGAAAGGATATTTAGTCCGCAAATCGATGTCTTCCAGCAATTCCTTCGTGAACAAAACCCCGTTTCCCTCCAGCATCGAACGAGTCAAAGCCTCCGTCGCGCCAATCAGGCTGTTGACCTTGAAAATCCCGTCCTGCCCGTGCGGCACAAGCTGCGCAAAATTGCCCATTACCTCCCGAATCATGTCCAACTGTACCCGCAGGCTTTCCAAATGCCCATCAGTAATCTCTTCTGCCCCATAGCTTGTCAAGATGACATCCATGTTTTGAATACAGTTTTTCATATCATGACCGAGGAAGTTAGACAGTGCGGCAATATGCAGATTATGCGCTTCCTCCGTCGCCGCCATATTCCGTTGCAGTATCTCGATAAGAAGCGTATTGCTGTCTATCGTCTTCTGCAAAGCATCCAATTCTTTTTTGATTGCCCGCCGCCCGTTTCCCGTCTGTTTTGCAGGTTTACGGTACTTCGGCAGCGGAAACGTACCTTTTGAATCCGTCACCACGCTTTCTCCCCAAAAACAGCAAACAATCTTTCCAGTATTTTTAACTGGTTCGTTTCTTCATCCGTAACCTTCCTGTCTGCTTTCGCGACATTGCGCGCATATTCCAGCACTGAATCACGCCATTCGGGGAAACGCTGGTTAATGGCACGGATAGCAAAAGAAAAATCCATAGAATCCGGCACGGGCCAAGACTTCATGACGCCAAGCGAATAAGCAAGGAAATCGTCGCCCATTTCCGATTTGTCCGTCAGCCATTGCGCGATATATCGCTGTTCAGACGGCGCATATCTCCCATCGCAGTAAGCGATATAGACCAACACATCCACAATCGGCTTCATCTCCCGAATAAAAAAATCCATCTGCCGTTCGGGAGCCTCTTCATACCGTTCCTGCAAACGCCGTCTGAAAAGCGAAGGCTCGACCACTTCGCCGGTTTCCAAATCCACCAGTCCCATAATCGACTGATATTTAAACGTCCTGACCATTTTCCGCTCATGGCAAAACGCCTGCACATAACCGCCTGAAAGATTGGCAACAAACTTGCGGACATCGATAACCCGTCTGCTTCCGATTCCTTCAGTATTGACATATTCAATCTCAAAACTACCGCCGACAGGCAGTAGCACAGGTTTATCTTTCATCGTAAAGCCATTCTTTTTTAATCATGTCGTGGAGAGATAATTCAGACGGTGTCAGTTTCTGTTTGGCCGTGTCGTTCCGCCCGTAGACTAATATCGCGCCCGAACAGGCTGCCCAATGGAGGCGGCGTTCAAGATCGAGGTTTCGGGCGGCTGCGAGAGACTCTTTAAAATCTTTCCGAATTAAACCGCCCAAAAATTTCCGCCCAAATTTGAACAACACCTTTTCAGGTTTGTCTGCGGCGGTTTGGAATTCACCTTTATTTTTGTCTGATTCAGCCCCTGCTTCCGTCTCTTCGTCATCTGTTACTGACAAATCAATCCCGTTCAGAGCGAGCGCAGATTTAATAATTTGGTTGTATCTCAAATTCCGCGTCCACGTTGCCGGTTCAATATCAACCAATGCCAGCAGTGTCAGCACAGCATCGATATTTTCCTGCACGGTCTGCTTTAATTGAATTTGCCATGAATGCAGTTCTTGCAAGTCCAATTTCACACCGTCTTGCCTGCCAGCCTGTTGACCACTTTGTTTTCCCATATTGCACGTCCCTAATAAACAAAATCACTAAATATCCAAAAAATCCAACGGCAGTACCTTCTAAAACTTACCGTGAATTGAGCCGCTTCTGAAAATTCAAATCAAAATCCCGACAAATGCCATGCGCCACGCACTTTGCCGCAGATGGTTAACTTTTCCAGTCCATCACCTTCGATGGTTTCCGTTCTGTATAACGGGTTGTCGCTGATGACGAGCAGGCCGCCGCTGACGGAGGCTTGCAGGCGTTTGGCTTTTAGGCCGTCTGCGAAGGATAGGAGATAAATGCCCTCTCCTTCGAATGAGTGGACGGAGGTATCGACAAACAACACGTCGCCGTCCTCGATGGTGCCTTGCATGGAATCGCCGCGTGCCGTGATGACTTGGATACGGGAGAGGTTGCCGCCGAGTTTTTCGCGCGCCCACGCCTTATCGACATGGACGAAATCGACCACCTCCATTGCTTCGTTGTTGATGTAGCCGTCTCCAAGCGCGGCAACCACGTCCAGCCGCTCAAAACGGATATGGTCGTCTGAAGGGTCGTTTGAAAAATTAACCTCTCTATACATTCCTGAGTCTTTTCTGTACTTATCACCTAAACCGTCTGCAAGCCATCGCGTAGAAAAGTTTGTCTTTTTCTCAAATGCTAAGAGTGGTTTTTTGCCTAAGCCAGTCTGACCATTGAACCACTGCCCAACAAGACCTTTTGAGACTCCTGCGAAGTCTGCTAAGTCCTGTTGGGTAATTAGCCCATATTCATCCATCAATTCTTGAAGTCTGCCTTTCAAGTCCATCGCTAAAAATCCCAGCTAAAAAATACTTAGTAAAAACAATGTTTATTTAGAATTCTAAACTATTAATTGTTTAGTATGCTTGACTAGACAAGTTTAGGATTGTATAGTTCACTAAACTTTAAAAAAGGAAAAAAAATGACAACAGACCAACAAGTCAAATTCATTAAAGAATTGGGAGGCGTTTCGGTGGTTGCAAATATTTGCGGAATCACAAGAGGAGCAGTTTCTCAGTGGCAGAAAAATGGTATTCCAAAGGCGCAAATGAATTTTCTAAAAGCAAAGTTTCCGGTGCAGTACAAACAAATTTCAGACGGCATCGGCAGACCTGAAACGGAGAGATGAAAATGACGCAGCGCAACATCAGTAAGGCGGAACACGGAAATATGCGGGTACAAATTACCTGCCCTTGCTGCGGCAGCCGCTGCAAGGTTACGGCAAGTCGGAAGATGACAGACCGCCTCCGTTATAGCTCTGTGCAATGCTTGAATGCTTCATGCGGTTGGTCGGGCGTAGCATCAACGGAAGTCATCAAAACCATTTCCCCACCCAGCCCGCTGCATCAAAACCCTGCCTTGGTGCCGCCGCAGATGACGGCAGACGAAATCATCGAACAACACGGCGGCAGCAGTCAGAAAAATTTGTTGTAAAGGGAAAGCAAAATGAACGGCGAAATCGTTCCGACGTGGAAGTCGGCACCGCAGCGGGTCCGCTTTTTTAGAACCAAAGCCCAAGCCCGCGCCATGTGGAATATCGGCAAAAAGCTGGCAAGCAGTAAAACCGAAAACGCAAAAATCATGAACGGCTTGGAGCGCGACGCGCTCTTGGAACGAAATACAGGCCGTCAGCCGTTGGCGGCTTACAACGATACGGAAGTCGTCAGAAGTTGGCTGGTTACGCCGGAGCAAAGCAAGGCTCTGGAAGACAGCCAACGGTTGATAAAGGAAATCGCCCGACTGGGCAATATGCTGAATCAGCAAAACGTAGTGTACAGCTTGGGCTTGCCGGTTCTCCAGCTTTCCGAAGCCGCCCGACAGCTTGAAGGCATAGACGAAAAAATAGCCCGCGCGGTATATGCCGGCAGAAAAATGAAAGTAAACCCAGTTTCAGACGACCTTAAGGCTGCCTGAACCCGACCAAACAAGGAAACATCATGAAAATCAAAATCCGCTACATCATCCTCGCCCTGATGCTCGCCGCATCTTATTTTATGCTTGGTTCGACCCACGGAAACATAGCGGAACAGCCGCAAACGCTGCCCGCAACTGACCCGGTCTGCGTTTACGAATCGCCGACATTCGACCATATGGGCGGAGACGCTGAAATCCCGCATGAGGTGGGGCAATGAGTATCTTCGCAGTCATCGGCATTGTTTTTATCGCCGCGCTCGGCGTTTGGCTCTATGTGGACTACAAAATCGAGCAGAAAAAGCTGGACGCGGAAATCGAAGAAAGAATCCAAGATTATTTAAAGCATTGAGATGAAACCATGCAGATATATGAAACCGACCAGTACATATGGTGCGATACCGATAATCGACTGATGGTATCCGAGCCTGAAGTTTCAGACCGAATGATCGAAGAATTTGATATTGAGTTGGGCGAAGTCGGAAGCATCCGATTTCGCCACTTGGCAACGATTAGAGGCCGCCGGATATATCAAGCAGTTTCACTAAATCCGCACCCTTGTCCAAAGCGAACTCAATCAATCGGGACGATAACCGCTTTAACCCCTCCTCCGGCAGAGAGCGAATAATTTTAAGCAGAGTTTCTTTTTGACCGGTCGGAATGTCTGCCTTGTCTATTTTTAGGGCGACCAGTTCCCGCAGGGTTTCCGCATCCAGTCTGACCGTAACGACCCCTAAAACCGCAGAAAGACCGCCGTCTTCGGCAAGGAAATCAAAAGCCTTTTCGGTCGGTTTCACATAATCGATGGAATACGCCCCGCTTAAGAAGCGGGTAAGTTTGAAGCTGACCAGTCCGTGCATTTCCAAATACATCAGATTGCCGTCTGTTTCATCCTCGCCGTATTCAGCACGCAAGGTATGAAGGAAATTTGGTGGCGGGTCTTTGGGGAAGCATTCTGTCAGGACAGACAATATTTTTCTTTGAAGTTCGCGATTGAGCTTCATTTCAAGTCTCCGGGAAGGTTGTTTAGGAGCTTCCATTCTAACGGAGCAAAGACAAAGCGGACAGACGCTTGACCACCTGGACAGACAGGTATTTCAGACGACCTTTTCACTTAGGACAAATCATGGGCATATCAATTCAAACAGCAAATGCAAAGGCGGCGCAGCAAGACTACGCCGCCCAAGCCTTTTTGCTGATTCCGCCTGTGTTGCGCGAAGGATTTGAAAGCCTGAAACCTGCCGAGGCATCAAAAGCGCGTTCGTTCTTTACCGATTTAGTCGTCCGTCAATTGGACGGCGGCATTCAGCCTGCCGCTGCGCGTGTTCGCGCCGAAGATGGTCTGAAAACCCTGCTCGACAATCTGACCATTTTGCCGCCTGCCGTCCGTTCGGCAGGTTTGGATGCTTCGGACGACGACATCCGCGTCCTTGCTGATAGCGCAGCCAAGGACATCTATTTTAAAAAACGTATCGGCTGGAGCCTCGCCGGTCTGATCCACTATGTCGCCGCCGAATACGGCATCGATACCCAAAAAGTATTCAAGGACAAAATCCCCGAAGCCATCGAAGCCCGCCTGCAAGCCCCTAAATTCTGGCGTCGCCAGCTTCGCCGCATTTTCGCGCGCGCTGCCGAACGCTACCGCCGCGAGGCGGGCTTTGTATCCCGCAAAACAGGGCTTTATGCCTCTGATGAAGCGGTTTTCCGCCGCTTGTCTCAAAAGCGTCGCAATCTTGCCATGTTGCAAACCATGATTGCCATCAATGAGCTGGGGCAAGAGTTCACGCTTGAGGCCTTGTCTGAAGTCTCTGTATCCAATCCCGCCCTGCGTCGCGCCGAATTGATGGTGCGTATTCGCGGCTTCGAGGAAATCGCCCGTCTGAAAAACCACGTCGGCGAATTTTTTACGATTACCTGCCCTTCCCGCATGCACCGTATGCACCACTTCGGCAAGCCAAACGAGAAATTCAGCGGCGAAACGCCGACGCAGGCGCAGGAATACTTAAATAAAGTATGGGCGCGTGTCTGTGCGGAATTAGGCCGTCTGAAAATCAAAATCTACGGTTTCCGCGTTGCTGAGCCGCATCATGACGGTACGCCGCACTGGCACGGCCTTGTCTTCATGGAAGAGCAACACCGCCTTACCTTCCGCCGCGTCGTGGCAAAACACGCTTGCCGAGAAAACCGCGAAGAGCTGGGTTTGAAATACTTGGCGACTGCAAAAGCAGCGGACGCGGAAGCCCGCCGAATCCAAGCAAAAATCCGTGAAAAACAAGGAAGCGCGCCTACGCTCGCCGCCATTCGCGCCGGTCTGAAAACCGAGGCGAAATTCTGGGAATCCAAATATTTTAAATTTTGGAAGCAAAGCCCCGCCTCTGCCCGCGTTGACTTTGAAGCCATCAACTGGGCGCGCGGCTCGGCTGCCGGTTATATCGCCAAATATATCGCCAAAAACATCGACGGCAAAAGTCAAAGCGGTGAAGGATTGGGCGTTGACTATGAGTCTGACACACTGTTGAGCATGGCGGAAACCGTCGTCCGCGTGGACGCATGGGCAAGTCATCACGGTATCCGCCAGTTCCAGCAAATCGGCGGCTGCCCCGTTACCATCTGGCGCGAACTGCGCCGAATCAACCCCGACGCTTCAGACGACCTTTTAATGCTCGCCCAACAGGCTGCCGACATGGGCGACTGGATGCGTTTTACCGTCCTTTTGGGCGGCGAATCCGTATCGCGCAAAAACGTCCGTCTCGGACTGTACCGCGAAGAGGCGAAAGAGCCGAACTGCTACGGCGAAATACCTGCCGACCGCATCGTCGGCGTTTACGAAAAAGCCACCGGGCGCGTCGAAATTTCGCGCGTCCATTCGTGGGTTTTGAAAAAAAACGGCGGCACCGCCGCCGCTTGGACTTGTGTCAATAACTCTACGAAAATGAAATTCGACCCCGAATCTGCACAAAATTTAATCAATCGCCCAGCAGCGGCAACCCTGGCCGACCTAGAAAAAACCGAGCCTGTAGAATGGCTTATTTGGAAACACGGATTTTCGGTGCAAACCGCCGTTGATTTAGTTCAGACAGGTTTAAGTCCTGAATTGGCGAAAGAATATAAAAAAGACATGCTCGATTTAGACAATATCGAAGAGCTGAGATACATGAGCCGTGAAACCCGCGAACAAATCGAAAAAGCAGCGAAAGATAATGCCTTCCGTGGCGAATCCGCCCGCGAAAAACAACGAAACTACCGCGAATATATCCGCAGTATTGAAAAACTACGCCGTCCGCTCGTCAGCGGACTGACCCCGCAAGAACCTATTTTTGACTTCGCCGCCATCAAGGCCGCAAACGAAGCCAATATCCGCGCCAAAACAGTCCGCTATACCAAGCCGCAGTACGACACCGTTGAAAGCGCCATCGAATCTGCCCGTGCCGCCATTAAAGCGTCGCAGGCAATGAATGACAAACTGATTAACCGAAACTGACCAACAAGAAAGGAACAAAAATGGGTGAATACATCACGTTGGATGAAGTGAAGAAACTATGGACGATACCGGGCAAAAAGCCGCCGTCCACGACAACCATTTGGGCGCGCCGCCGGGCGGGGCTGATACCGCAACCGAAGTTGGTGGGACGGGACAACCTCTATAAGCGGGACGAGGTAATTCGGATGCGGGACGAGTATTTCGAAAGATGAAAAAGGATGAAAAATATTAAGAGGTACTGAAAAAATGAAAATACTTGATCCATGTTGCGGCAGTAAAATGATGTATTTCGACAAAGAAGACCAACGTGTCCTGTTTGGCGACATCAGGCAAGAGGAACATTTTTTTAAAGATAGGGAAAAAATGCGATACTTAGAAGTTAAGCCTGATATAAAAATGGACTTCACAAATATACCATTCCCAGAAAAGAGCTTCCGCCTTGTTGTTTTTGACCCTCCACATCTAATGCATGCCGGTAAAAATTCATGGTTGGCCAAGAAGTATGGGAGGCTCGGTAATGATTGGAGGACTGATATTAAAAAGGGGTTTGCCGAATGTTTCCGAGTATTGGAGGATGGTGGAATATTAATTTTTAAATGGAACGAAAACCAAATATCAGTCAGAGAAATCCTATCTTTGACAGATGAAAAGCCAATTTTCGGACATATAACAAGGAAGCATAAAATAAATCAGACAGCTACACATTGGATTACTTTTATGAAAAGCATTTAATTATTTATTGTAAAAGGTCGTCTGAAACATTTCAGACGACCTTTTCCTATTTATCCACCTTGGCCGTTGCCAAAGTGTACGGCTTAAATTTAAAAACCTCCGCGCCGAATGCGTCGTTTGCTTCGAGAAACGCCGCCTGTATCGGCTCGATTTCATTCGCGGCGAATACTTCCGCCGCCGTCCGGGCATCGCCCAAGCCGCCCGCCGCCGTCGGGACGACCCCCATCAATGAAGGAGGCACGCGGTGTATTGTCAGCATATCTTGGGAGGTTACTCCTTTAATATTTAAAAATTCATCCTTGGCGGCAACCTCTGAAATCGGAATCAGTTTGATACCTTCAGGTTTACCGTCAGGCGAGCGCAAAAAGACATTGCGGAAATTGCCTTCGCGTTGCGCTTTTTTAAATTGGTCTTTGAGATTGTTCCAGTCATCATTATTCATATTGTTGTCGGTTGCATACACGATAAAGCCTGCATGGCTGCCGTTGTCGTAGTAGCGCCGTCTGAATGTCGTGGCCGAGTGGTTAAGCTCTGCCGAACTTAAACCTGCTAAATAATCGGGGATACCGTAAATCTCCTGCACCAAATCGGGCTGCATCAAATGAATAATATCCGATTTCGGGATAAAGTCCGCAGTCTCGAAAACATGGTCGCGCAGGTAGAAATAGCCGTCTTTGTCGTAATTTTTCGAAGAGCGGCGCATATAGACGGACAGTCGGTTTTTAAATCCCAAGACCTTGCCGAATCGGTTGCGCTCCGCCGACAGATAGCCGTTGCCGGTTACGAGGAAATTAAATGCCAGCTTTTTGAATTCGGCGCGGCTCAACAGCGCGGTCGGTTCGAATGTGGAAGTTAGGACGTTCAGTTTACAATGCAGCGCAGACGAATGATGTACGCCTACTCGGAGTAAACCGATCAAGTCCTCCTGATTGACGGGCAGTTCATAATAATGGCCGTTGTCGGCGCATTCCCACGCCGCGCCGAGCCAAGACAAACGATCGTCGTAGCCCCAACTGAAAATCTCTAAATCTGTGCGTGGTTCATTGCCTGTCGAATTTAAATCAGACATAAAAATCCTTTAACTATCAATCTCAAAACGTCCGCTGACAACATTGTCCAGCGGCTCTTGATAAAACAACATCATCGCTGCCCAAGCCAAGTCGCCATGACTGGCGGCTTTGCTGCGCGTCGATTCGTAAGTGATGTTCCGTCCGCTGGCGGTAATTGCGCGTCGGACGGACATAAACGCCATCTGCAAATCAATTTTGCCCGCGTCCCACTCGATACGTTTGTTTTTGAGCAGGTTCTGCGTTTTTAAAACCATCATCCCTTTAATGTCGGGCGTGTAGGTCATGCCGATGGCGGGCGGGTAGAATTTTTTAACAAGGTCGTACACCGCCGCGCCGATACCGTTTGCGTCGATGACGATTTTGGTAACGTTGAATTTCTCCGTCATGCCGCGAATGATTTGGGCCTGTGATTCGAAATCCGCCCCGTTAATCATGTGTGTTTCTAAAATTCGGAATGGTTCGCCGTTGCGTTGCGGCGGGACGGCGACCACCAAGCCGGACGCGTCGCCGGTATAGCTCGGGTCGTAGCCTATCCATACGGGGATATTCCCCGCCGGACGCATCATGTCAGGTTTGTACCAAGTCCAATCCCACGATTCGACACCGCAGGCTTGCAGGTCGGCAAAGTGAAACACGCCCTCGCCGTCCGGGACGAATTGACACTCAAAGAGCTGTGCGAACTTGTCGGGCGAGTTGCGCTGGCGCAGATAATCAATATCGAAGAGGTTGCAGCCCGACTCCTGCGCATCATGAATCGTAACGATTTGCCGCCATTGCGCGTCGGCATCCTGACGACCGTTTTTTAAAGCGGCATGACTCAAATCGAGCTTGATATGCTCGCTTCGAGGGCGGCCTTCGTTAAACATCGCGCCCGACCAAAAACCATAAGCGGGGTGGCCTTCGGATGACGGCGTGGAGAAATAGGTCGTCTTCAGGTGCTTTTGACTCGCCATCGGCTCGGCCAGTGTTTGCAACCGCTCGAAATCGGGAATCCAGAAGTATTCGTCGACGTACAAGTTACCGTTGCGACCTTGTGCCGTCCGTGAATTGGTGCCTAAAAAATGCAGTTCCGCGCCATTGTGCAAAGAAATCACATCCCCGCCTTTAAGCTCGACATCGACCATCTTGCAGAGGTTGAGGATGTATTGCTTGAACTGATAGGCCTGTGCGCGGGACGCAGACAGGAAAATGGAGTTGATGCCCGTTTTTAGGCTGGTTAGGAAGGCTTCGCGGGCAAAATAGAAAGTCGCGCCGATTTGGCGGCTTTTTAAGATATTTCGAAAACGGTGCGTCCGATAAATCTCGCCCCAATACCGCTGATAATCGAAACACTGCTCTTCAAAAATCTCAACCATGCGCTGCTGCTGCTCGGGTGCGATATAGTTTTTCGGCGGTTTTTCGACGGAGCGGGTGCGGCTGCGTTCGGTGCGCTCGGTACGTTCACGCGGTGGGCGATCTATGGTCGGCACGCTGTCAAAAGGCGGCTTGTCTGCGCCGTCAAATCGGTTGTTTTTCGGCGTTTCCGATTTTTCAGACGGCCTTTTGCCTTCGCCGCCCATTAATGCGGAAAGTTGGCGCATTTCTTTGTAAACGCCGTCTGATTTGTTCGGCAGGTTGACGAGTTGGATCAGGCGCGCTTCAATAGATGAGGCAACACGCTGCATCGGTGTTCCGCCATCCCAGTTTTCCCGTTGCTTCCAAGAATGTACCGTGGCGGGCTTCAGTCCCAAATGCCGCCCGATGGCGGTAATTTTCCATCCCTGCCAGTAAAGAGACCGCGCAACAAGGCGCGGGTCGATATTTTGGGCAATTTCAATATTCTGACGTTTTTCCATGTCTTCAAAAAATAGCGGCAATACCCGATTTTCGGGCAAAAATGCCAATCCTACCCGTGCCGCATGACTTGAAAAACCCACCTAAAACCCCTGTCGCTTGCCGTCTTTTCCGTAAATGCCAAAATAAAACGGACAAACACCCGAGCGCATACGCATGAATAAATCCGCCAAAAATTCCACCGAAAAATTCAGCGACCGATGGTTCTGCATCGGCAAATCCGGTGCAACTGCCGACGGTCGAACGATCGAATCAGCCGACCTCATCGCCGCCGCAGAAGCTTACGACCCACAAATCTACGGCGCACGCATCAACCTTGAGCATTACCGCCCATATTCTCCCAAAAACGACTATTCAGGCCTGGGGGACGTCCTCGAGCTGAAAGCAGAGACTTCAGACGGTATTACCCGCCTTTACGCTCGCATCGACCCTACTGAAAAAATGTTGGGCTACATCAAAGAGCGCGAAAAAGTCTATACATCCATGGAAATCATGAAGCCATTCGCCGACACCGGCAAAGCTTATCTGGTCGGCCTTGCGATGACGGACAGCCCTGCATCTCTTGGTACGACTATGCTCAAGTTCCGTCAGCTAAATCCGGAAGACACCAACTACACCGCCGCCTACACCGAAATGGAAAGCCTGCCAATGACCCAACCTGCCAACCAACCCCAACATGAGAAAAAAGGCTTTTTTGCCGCCCTCCACGACAAAATGTTCAATAAGAAATCAGATCCCACCCCCGTCGAAACAGAAAAAAACGACTACACCCAAGCCTTTGCCGACCTGAACAAAGAATTGGAGCAGTCTGCCCAAATTACCCAAAAACTCGCCGATGACTACACTGCCCTGCGCAAAGAATTCGATGCCTTTAAGGCCGCTATTGAATCCGCCCCGATCAATCAGGCAGAGCCACATACCGGCGCGAATACAACCCCTGCTTCCGAATTTTAAGAAAAGGTAAGCCATGCACCCGTACATCCAGCAATACATCAACGCCGTCGCCAAAGCCAACGGTACAACTGCCGAAGGCGTATCCCGCTATTTCAGTGTAACGCCCGCCGTTTCTCAAAAAATGCGCGAAGCCGTCCGCCTGGAGTCAACATTCCTGCAAAAAATCAACATCATCAGCAAAACCGAAATTGCCGGCTCAATCATTGGTTTATCAACAGGTCTGAATGCCTCGCGAACTGATACTAAAAACGGCGACGGTACTGTACGCCGTCAGCCCAAGCCATATCACAACCTGACCGACCGCCAATATTTGTGTAAAAAAGTAAATTTTGACACTCAAGTCAGCTACGACGATATGGACTCTTGGAGCAGTCAACCGGAATACGTTAAGTTGATCAATAACCAGCTCGTCAAATCCAAAGCTTTGAGCCTGATTGCCATCGGTTTCAACGGTACGTCTGCCGCCGCCACATCCGACTTTGCGGCAAATCCTCTCTTGCAGGACGTACAAACCGGCTGGTTGCAGCATATGCGTACCAATGCAGCATCCAACGTCATGGGCAGCGCAACCAATGCCGTCGAAATCGGCGAAGGTAAATCCTATACCTCTCTCGACCATTTGGTTACGGACGTTGCCGAAAGCTTGATTGACGAAGAGTTCCACGACATGCCGGGCATGACCGTTATCTGCCATCAATCTTTGCTGTCTGAAAAATACTTTGCCGTTATCAAAGAAGCAGGCAACAAGGCAAGTGAGCTGCGTCCTGCCGACATCATCATGTCTGAAAAACGCTTGGGCGGTCTGCCGGTCGTAACTGCACCGTATTTCCCCAAAAATACGATTTTAGTTACTCCGCTGAAAAACCTGTCCATCTACTTCCACAAAGGCGGCCATCGCCGCAAGCTGGCGGACGAACCTGAATTCGACCGCATCGCCGACTACCAGTCAGAAAATATCTGCTATGTCGTCGAAGAGTACGGCGCAGCAGCTTTGGTCGAAAACATCAAAATCGTGAAGTAGAAAAAAAGGCCGTCTGAAATTTCAGACGGCCTGATGAAAGGGATCCAATGACTCCAGCCCAGGCACACAAACAACAGGTTTTAGCAGAGAAGGCAGCAAAAAACGGCGAAAACATCCATGTCGCCGAACCCTACCGCCGACTGTTGGCAAGCCTTAACACCGATCGCGCCTTCCTACACCAAATTAAATCCGTATCCGACAAAATCCAAGCCAAAAAAGGAATGGTAGAAAAATATCTTCCATGGCTGGAAGACGTCTATCTCTCCGGTTCGGCCGCTGAAACCGATCCAGTCTTCACTACCGCCCTGCTTTGGTTGATTGACATTGGCGAGCTTGACCAAGCCGTGCCATACATCCTATTTGCCATCGAGCATGACATGAAAGTCAAAGATGACTACCGTCGTGATCTGCCCGACCTCTTAATTGAAGAGCTGGCTGAACAGTATGGATACGGTGCTGACTTGAGTAAAGCCAACCATACTGATCTGCTCACACTCATCAGCACCGTCAACCCAGACACGGGTATGCATACCTTAAATCTGACAGACATCATCCGCGCCAAGTTCTACAAAGCCTCTGGAGAACGTGCGGAAGAAGCCGAAGACCTCGAAAGTGCGGCGAGTTACTACGAAAACGCACTGAAGTATTCTGAAAAAATCGGTGTCAAATCCCGCCTTGCAGCCATCAAAAAACAGCTTAAAGGCTGACCTAGCTCCCCTCGCCGGGCGCAAGCCTGCGGCAAGTCCTCCAGAAATATCATGGACGGCCTTAGCATGCAAAGCCTCTGCGCCTCCTTTCCAAAGCCCGCCTAAATATCGGGCAGGCTTCTTCCGTAAGGAAATGAATCATGACTATTGTTTTCGCCGACACCCCCGATCAAGGGCGGCAAGCATTAGACCAATCTGAAGTTCGCAGTATTCCTTTTTTCCCAATCATCGACCTTGCCAACTTTCGCGAAGTAATGAGGATTGAAGCGAACATTTCAAGCAGCCGTGTTTACCATGCCGTCCTCGAAGCCGTCGCACACGTCAACGGCCAGCTTAAGAAATACCGCATTGCCGCCGTACAGGTTGGCAGGGGCACTCTTGCCGAAACAGGCGATTCAGACGACGTCATTAATGGCGAATCGGTTAAAACCATCCATTACCGCCGCGCCGTCTATTGCTATGCCAAATCACTTCTGCTGGAAAAATACGCAGATACAGAACCATCGGGAAAAGCAGGCGAGCGTGCCGAAATGAAACAACATCAAGCCGAAGACTTCCGCCGTGAAGCACACTATGCCACCGCGGCAGTCATGGGCGAGCGCCGCTGCGATTCGGAATTAATTTGATGGAATACACGACCCGAGAAGGCGATACCGTCGCCAATATCGCTTGGAACCATTACGGGACGTCCGCAGGCTACACCGAACAAATCCTGACCGCCCCTGAAAATTACGGCTTATCGAAATATCCTGCCCTCCTACCTGCCGGTTTGACTATCCGACTGCCTCAAGCCAACCACGAAGAAGCACAACAAAAATCCACCCTGAATCTATGGGACTGAAAACGTCATGACCCAAGACAAAACTACCACTGCTGTCAACGCCGCCGTAATTATCATCGGCAGCTACCACGTCCACGCCTCCGTAGCCTTCGGTGCACTCATAGGCGCATCGCTGTTCGTATTAAGCCAAAAGGCAGAGCGACCGATTAATAAGGCATGGCTTTTTGCTGTGTCTTTCATCGGCGGCATTTTCGGTTACGACGGCGCAGAAGGCCTAATCAACTGGCTGCTGCCGGGTGAAACACTGACCATCAATAGCTTTACCGCCGCTGCCATTTTTTCTGCCGGACTGGTTTTAGGTTTACAGCGTGTCATGCGCCTGATTGAAAAAGGCCGTCTGAAAACCCTGGAAGAGGAAAAAGAATCATGAATACAGTCCAATCTGCTGCCGTCATTGCCCTGTCCCTGACCGCGGCCGTTCGTATCATCCTTTTTGACACCCGCGGGAAAACACATAAGCCGTTAAGTGCGGCAATCGCCTATTTATCTATCGTATGGTTTTGCAGTCTCGCCCTGGCCGCTGCCTTTTCCATTAAATCACTGACTATATGGTTGCTTATCTTCGGACTGGCCCTGCACACGGGCGCAGTGCTATGGAGTGGCGGCAATATCAGCAAAATCCACCCGAAGAAAACACGCCCAAGCACAGAAAATCAAGGTTTTTTGAACCGCGCGTCAAAAAAAATACCGCAAGAAAATATTTAAACACACGAATAAAAAAGGAAGAAAGCATGACTGAATTGCCCTGGATGGCAGAAGCCCGCCGACACGTCGGATTGAAAGAAATCGTCGGCGCGAAACATAACCCGATTATCCAATCTTGGCTCAAAGAAATGGGAAACTTTCCCAATGCGGCAAAAGCATGGTATGCGGACGATGAGACACCATGGTGCGGCCTGTTTGTCGGTTACTGCCTCGGTAAAAGCGGCCGCGGCGTTATCAAAGATTGGTATCGCGCCAAGGCATGGGCGGAGGCTGGTCTGACTAAGCTGGCTAAACCCGCCTATGGCTGTATCGCCGTGAAATCCCGCAAAGGTGGTGGCCATGTGTTTTTCGTCGGTGGCAAAAACGCTAAAGGGCAAATTATGGGATGGGG